GACAGCGGCGGAAAAACTGTTGAATAGGCGGATACCGCCAATGGCGTTGATGTTGGTATACGCAACAACTTCGTCTAACGTTGCGCCACCGCCGTCAGGCCAAGTGGAAGACGGTAAAAAGTCCAGTCCGCGTGCGTCTGTCGTGAAGATGCGGATTTGATCGCCGGTCAGCAAATTTTCCAGGGAACCGTCAAAACCAAACCGATTTAGCGTGGTGTTGATGTCCGCCGGTGAAATTGAACTGGTAAAGCTGGTGGAGCTTTTGCGACGTAGCTTGACTTTTCCGTAGTGGCCTAGGAAATAAGTCATGCGTCAACCAATTCGCGGAAGGGTCCATCCACGGTGAACTGGATTGCTACCGAACTGAGTTCGCCGGTGCTGACTTGGAGTGAAGCGTTGGTGATGTAGGCGTTGAAGGCAATGTCGTCTTTAATGTCGGAGCCGCTGCCTCCGGTTTCACCAACACGCAGCACCATGCCAACTCGGTCAGTGGTAGTTACACCAGTCGAGCTGGATTTCATGATTTTGTTTAGGAACGAGTCAAACTGCACGCCGGCTTCGCCGGTTTCTTTCCTGTAGTACAGAACGGTGGCGCTACCAGTGGAGCTGACGCTACCTGGGGTATAATTCTTAACGGCGGTGTCAACTGTGGTGGTTTCCAGCAGCTCCAGCGTGGTTTCAAGGGACCAATCGCGGAGTTTCAAGGCTTTTTCACTGTTGTCGGTATTCGGTGTTACGCCACCAGTGCCTGCACTTATCAAGTACAGCGCCCCGCTACGTCCAGTAAAAAAGGCCATGGCCGTCAACTCCTGATATTTAGTAGTTTAGCTGCGGACCGTAAACAGGGAATCGCTGAAGTCCGCAATTAGGGATTTGTCGTCGCTGGTGCAGGGGTAGATGGTGGCGCGGACGGTGGTTTCGCCTTCTTCGTCCATCTGCACTTCGGTCACGCGGAACACACGGCGCTTGGTTGCCTCCACGCCAAGGACAAACAGGTAGCCCTCGTAGTTTTTCAGCTTCGTGGATGTGCCGTTGCTGATTGCCACGCTGCTGAGGGTAACCATTCCCTTGTCGCTGCGGTACAGGCGGAAGTTGTAGGTGCCGTCGACCGGCGTATTGGCAAGCGGAGTATTCAGCGTGCCATCAGATCCGACAACACCAGTGCGGATGGCGTCCCAGCTGTTTTGACCGATGTCCACATAAATGAAGGCACCAGGAGAGATTGGGTCAGAAGTTGGGTAGGTCTTAAACTCGATGGCTTGGCGGACGTGGCGACGGGTATTACACAGCAACTTGCCAAACAAAACAGCGTGGTCGTAGTCGGAGACGTAACTGGAGATGTCAAAGGTCTGGCGGATGGCATCAACTTCGAATGTGTCTTTGAGTACGACCTCGACGGATTTTTTCTTGGCAAATACCGCGTCATCAGGCATGTCGGTGTAAATGATGTTGGCGATGATGTCTTGGGCGTTGCTGCCGTAGTCAATGTATTCCTCCTTGTAGGAATCCTCCAGGATGTTGCCCTGGTTAAATAAGGCGCTGACGGTGATGCTGCGGGTCATGGCGCCAGTCGTTGAGTTGTACGGCACAGCAGGCACTAGGGTTTCGCGTCCGCCGATACGGGCAAACTCCAGCAAGTTATACGGACCAACCTCCACCCAGAACTCGCGCCAGCTACGTGGGTCAGCAATTACGCAGTCCATGAATAACTTGTTTTTGATGCAAAAGCGTTTGGTGATGGCGAGTTGCTTGAGATCCAGTGCGTTGACGACGGCGTAGTTGCCGATGCCATCTTCCTTATCCAGCACGGTGTCCAGGAAAATGTCTGGCGCTAAGCTGCTGGCACCATCGGGTTTGGATGGGTAATACTGATAATTGGCGCTGCCCCAAATGTCTCCGTTTTCGTCGTCGCCGCTAGTGCGTAGGCGGCGGACACTGCGACCTTGCTCGGCAAATACGGTGAACGAGCGCAGGTCTTGGATTGTTTTGCCGGAGTAAGCATTGAAACCCAGCAGTGCCAGATTGTTGTACAACTTTTTGACGACTTTGCCGGAAGCGTTCTTTTGGTCGTAGTCGCTAAACGATTGCAGCAGTTGTTCGCTGACGGCTGTAATGGTGATTTCGGGGCCGGAATCAAACGAAAACGCGATCTGCGTATCGGCGTCGTAGTTGAACAGGTCCCACTCGTTCAGGTCAGCGGGGTTGCTGTTTTTGGGTGGAAAAGCGTTTACAGTAGCGTTTTTCTTTTCACCAACAAATTGGATGGATGGCGTGGTGGAGTCTTTGCTGAGCAGTTTGTAGCTGCTGAGGGTTTCGCTTATTGGGTCACCGGCATTGGAAAGATAGTAATAAACATCGTTGACCGCTGATTCGCTAAGTGGATCGACGATGGGTTCCAGTTCAAATTCCCAATGGGTTGCAGATGCGGCGTCTGTGATGCCGCTGTTGAATTTGAAGTAAACAAAGTTTTCGTTGTCGGCAGCGCGACTAATGGCAAACGTGCGGGGTACTGTTACATACTTAGTTTGTCCGACTTCGCGATAGCGCAACTTAAACAGAGCAACGCGAGCTTTGATGCCGTTATCACTTACCGGATACCCATTAAGCCTGTCGCTGCCGTATTCCAGTTGGCGTCCGCTGATGCGCTTAAAGACAATCGCTTTAATTGCAAAGTCAACAATGTGACAGGCTGACAGCGTTTCGTATTTAGCTAAGGCAATGCGTGCCAGGGCTTTTGTGTAAAAAATATCGTTGCTAAATGTTTCCGAAATTTCGCCTAGTTCGGCGTAACGCCGTAGTGTATCTTTTTCGTTTTTTGTAAGATCGCGTTTTTTAACGTACCCTTTAATTGCGGTAACATATTTATAGTAGCTAGTATGATCTAAATAATAGCCTTTTTTTATAACACTGTAACCGCCTCTACCGTAACCAAATTGTTGACGCGCTTCCACTTTTTCCACATTTTTTCTGACACGACCGTATTGAGCCTCTTTAATTTCGCCTGATTCTGCAAGTTGAAGTGCTGTTGTAATGTCAGGGCGCTGGTCTTCGTCCAGTAATTTTTGAACATTATTTTTTAGTTTGTTACGTTCTTTCTTTTCTGCAGACGTTAAAGCACCTTTTGCTCCAGAGGCTTCTGTGCTTGCGTAAGTTGTGCGCGGTGCTGATCCAGCTTGGATGCACTTGAGTTTGATGGTGATGTCATTTTCGTCAATGTTTGTTCCGGAAAGGTTAGTGACCCGAAACAGTGCTGTACCTAATTTGAAGGTGCTGGCGGTATCAAAAACACTCAGCAAACTGCGGCGGGCATCTTTTGCTTCTTTGGTAATATCTGAATCACCATCTACGATTGCTGTGGAATCGAATTTAATTACGATTACGTCGTCAAGACTAATTGTTAGTGAAGGACTGGAAGAGGTCCATGAGATTCCTGATGCGGTCACACCAAGGTTGGTGGAATCTTTGTGGCCGCTGCTGCGGCGGATATACAGCAGCACGTTGATGGGCACCACGCCGTAGATGCCGACTTGGTTGGCGGTGGTTGGGGAATAAGCCTGACTAAAGCCGTCTTGGCGGGTATTTGTTTCTGATGGCTGGATACGGTACGGGTTGTCGGTGCTTTTTCCGTATCGAGTGGGATCTGTTCCAGAGTTACCGAATACTTCGTCTTGGCGTTGAACTACGCCAGTTGCGCCAGGGTCAAAGTACATCCAAATGTTTTCGGACATCAGATCGCGCAGTGGCGTCTGCCCGAAGGCGGTTTTTTCGGGATCGATAGCAGTGATGGCGCCACCCGAAAGCATCATCAGCATTTGGATGAACTGACTGGAGCCGTAACTGCGGACGGCGGACCAGAGCAGGGAAGCGGTGACGCGCACGCCGCCGTTGGGGTTAGCGCCAGTGCCGGTGCCGCGATTGGCGTAGACGAGGTTTACCGGATCGCCGTAGGCGGCTAGTTCTTGGGTGGAGTTAAAACCGAATCGGGGAGAAAAGCGTTCGTCGCGGGTCTGCGGTTGGCCCCGTGTTTCGAACGAGGGGGTTTGCGGCTGCATAAAGATTGCAGCTGCCACCTGAAAAAGGATGCCAACAATCGTCAAAACAAGGGCAACCGTGCCGGCACCTGCTGTTGGTTTTCCTTCGTGGTTTGGTTTTTCGTACAGCGCAACAAATTCCAGATATTCATCTCTGCTGATTCCAAGGGTTGCAATCAGTTCGTGCTCGAATGGAAGGAGTTTGCGCGTCATCGTTCCATCCAGTAACAGTGACCGATGCCCTCGGGAATAGGGCTACGGACCACATTCTGACTCGGGGCAATAAAAAGGATACCGTCGTCGAACACAGTTGCTAGCGCCAAGCCGATGCGACCGGGCAAAAGCATTACAGCGCCTGGTG